TTTTTTTAACTTTTTTTAAACTTTTTTTTTATAAAATACTTGACAAACGGCATGATTTCTGTATCCTTTAGTCGAACTATGAATAATCATTACTCTTTTACAACCAGAAAGGAGGAGGTTATATGCCCCCATTGAAACGGACTATTGAGTCCATTGACGACCTCCCGGAGGAGGTCAAGTCCCTTTACAAAAAGGGCGCGGATGGCAAGTATCACCTGGAGGTGGAGGACGACGGGGAGGCGAAGGCCAAACTCGATGAATTCCGCCTCAATAACATCAAACTCAAAAAGGAGAAGGAGGAGCTCGAGAAGAAACTGGCCGGCCTGGACCCTGACGAATATGAGGCCATGAAGAAGAAGCTCCAGTCTCTCGATGAGAAGAAGCTCATCGATGCCGGGAAGCTCGACGAGGTGGTCAACCAGAGGACCGAGAGGATGAGGGCCGACTTCCAGGCCCGGACTGAGGCCCTGGAAAAGACCGTGAAGGAGTTGACAGCTGACAGGGAGACCCTGACCTCGAAGCTGGCGAAGGTCCTGATCGAGGGCGAGGTCATGAAGGCCGTCAACCAGTATGCTGTCCCGAAGAAGGATGCCATCGACGACATCATGGGACGGGCGAAGGCGACCTGGATCATGGAGAACGGGGAGCCGGTCCCGAAGATGGGCGACAAGCTCCTTTACGGGAAGGATGGCAAGAGCCTCCTGACTTTTCCCGAGTATGCCGAGAACCTGGTCAAGACCGCACCGCACCTTTTCGAGGAAACGAAGGGGACGGGCACGAAGGGGGCCGACGGAAAGGGTCCCCGGGGCGGGAAGATAGATCCGGAGCAGTGGAAAAACCTGTCTCCGACCGAGAAACTGAAACAGGCCAGGGAACAGGCCTCAAGATAGCGAGTCACCGCGTAGTCCGGTAATGGGGGAGGGGATCCGAGTGGCGGGGCCGTTCGGATCCTCCGAATATAGCAACCCGAAGCACATCAGGAATTAAGGGGGGCCACGGGATCGGGGATCCCGGGGTCTCATAGGTTTAGCGGGCCGGGGGCCCGAAGAACAGTCCCGGAGGGATAGACCTTGAAGGTTTGTCGTCCGGGATTTTTTTGTTTTGCAGCCAAAATCTAACACAGGAGGAAACACAGCATGGCACTCACATTGATTGAAGCCGCGAAGATTGCTCTCGGGAGGGATGAGTCCCTGAAGGCTGCCATCATGGAGCTCTATGCGAGGAGCTCGGACGTCCTTCAGTATATACCCTTCGAAAGCATCACGGGCAATGCCCTGGCATTTAACCGCGAAAAGACCCTGCCGACTGTTGGATTCCGCGGGGTCAACGAGGCCTACACCGAGGGCGCCGGCAAGGTGGACCCGATCACCGAAAGGCTGACGATTGCCGGCGGGGACGTCGACGTCGACAAATTCCTGGTCGACACCGGCGGGCCGGACCAGAGGAGCACCCAGGAGGCCATGAAGATCAAGGCCCTTTCCCTGGCCATGACGAAGCAGATCATCAAGGGCGACACGACCTCGGATCCGAAAGGGTTTGACGGCCTCCAGGCGAGGGTCACTGATTCGAGCCTCTTGATCGCCAACCATGCCTCGTCCGCGACGCCCCTTTCTTTGGTCAAGCTCGATGAGGCGATCGATGCCTGTGAGGATCCGACCCACCTCATCATGAACAAGACGATGAGGCGCAGGCTGACTGTGGCCGCGAGGACCTACACGGTCGGCGGATTCATTACCTGGGACGTCGATGCCTTCGGGCGCCGGGTGACGAAGTATAACGACCTCCCGATCCTCATCGCCGACAAGGACAACAACAACGACGACATCATGGCCTTCGACGAGACGGACGTGGCTGCCGGGTCCGTGGGATCCTCGGTTTATGCCGTCTCTTTCAATGAGACGGGCGTGGTCGGGATCCAGAACGGCGAGATGGATGTCCGTGACCTTGGCGAGATCGACACGCAGCCGGTCTACCGGACGAGGATCGAGTGGTATATCACCCTCGCGGTATTCCGCTTCAAGGCCGCTTCCCGCCTCTGGGGCTTCAAGGATGGCGTCGTGACCGCGTAAACCCTGGCGGGGGATTGAGGTCTCCCGCTTCACATAACCTTTTTTGAAACAGGAGGATCAAAATGGATAACCGACAGTTTATTTTCGACGATCTCCTCAACCTGAAGGAATCCGCTGCCGTTACAGCCTCTGCGGCTGCGACGGCCCTTGCGGAATATGTCGACCTGGGTGCCGGGTTCGTCAAGGGGATGCTCGTGGTTGACGTCAGCGCGATCACCCTTGTGGCCGCGTCCTTGACCGTCTTCCAGATCGTGCTCCAGGCCTCGAACACTACGACATTCACCGAGTATGTCCAGCTGGCGAGGCTCTCGCTCGGAACGAAGATCACCTCCGCGCTGCCCTACACGGGGACCAACACGGTGGGGTCGACGGGCCGTTACCTTCTGCCGTTCACGAACTGGTATGACGGCCGGCTCCAGAGATACGTCCGGCTCTATACCTACGTCATCGGAACGCAGGCGAGCAAGACCATCACCTATTCGGCCTTCCTTTCCAAAATGGAATAGGCGGAAGGGGGTGGATAATGAATAATCCGGGACGCAACGCCACTCGTCTATCTGCCGCGATGATGGTGAGGGACGAGGAGGCGAACCTTGAAAGATGCCTCTCCGCTATCCGGGATGTAGTGGACGAGATCATCGTCGTTGACACCGGCTCGAAGGATCGGACGGTCGAGATTGCCCGATCCTTCGGTGCCGTCGTCTATAACCATCCCTGGGAAAACGATTTCTCGAAGCACCGCAACCAGTCGATCGGGTATTGTTCCGGCGACTGGATCCTTGTCATCGATGCCGATGAGGAGCTCGTTGTCCCGCCGGGATTCGACCTGAAACGCGCCCTGGGCGATGTCGGGAAAACCCACGACACCGCTGCCGTCATGCTTGTCAATTACAACCAGGGCGAAGCCGTCTCCCAGCTCCTTCATCCCCGGTTCTTCAAGCGCGGGACGGTCGCCTACCATGGCCGGGTCCACAACCGCATTGTCGGCGAGCCTGACTGCATCCTCCTTCCGGGAATCGAGCTGAAGCATTACGGTTATGACCGGGAATCCCCTGTCCGGATGAAGAAATTCGAGAGGTCGAAAGCCCTCATGGAGGAGGTCCTCCGCGAGACTCCGACCGACTACCAGATGCTCATGCAGATCTCGGAGCTTTATGCCGACTACGGCTTTTATGATGAGGCGATCAAATACGGGGACCAGTATATCTCCTTCAGGGAAAAGATCGGCAAGGGTTTCAACCCGACGATCTTCTTCACCCTGGCGAATATCGCCATCGAGGAGAAGAAGGATCCGGGTCTCGCGCGGAAGTATATCCTCGAGGGGTCGAGGGCCTTTCCTGATTACCTCGACATCTGGTTTGTCGGGATCAAGCTGGGGAACATGGTCGTCGATCACCGCCTCGCGCAGAATTGCGCCCATGAATACATCCGGCTTTTCGAGAGATACCAGAAGGACCCGAGCCTGATGGGGATGAAATTCATTCACACCTACGGGCCGAAATATGTCGCGTTCGCGGCCTACACCCTGGCGGCTGCCGGTCTTTACCAGGCGTCGGCGGCCTTCGAGGTCATTCACAACGTCCTTCCGATGCTCGATGACGATTACCGCAAGAAGCTGGTCGACCAGGTCATGACCGTCGTCCCGCAGATGAGGCTCCCGGCGCAGGTGACGGTCGTCCCTCTCCTGGATCCGGAGAAGCCTGTTGAATACCGGATGGAAGGGATCGGAGGTGCGCGATGCTGAACAAGAGAATCCGCATTTCGGCCTGTATGATGGTCAAGAACGAGGAAAAGAACCTCGAGCGCTGCCTCAAGTCCGTCAAGCCGATCGTCGACGAGATCATACTGGTCGACACCGGATCCACGGACCGGACGATGGAGATCGCGAGGCGATATGGCGCGAAGGTTTATGAGCACCCCTGGGAGAATGACTTTTCCCTGCACCGCAACCAGTCGATCTCCTATGCCTCCGGGGACTTTATCTTTATTGTGGATGCTGATGAGGAGATTGTCCTGCGGGGTCCTGTTTCGAAACTCAAGGAGTTTCTCAAGTCCCTTCCGGATAAATACAATGCCGTGATCATAACGGCCAGGGACATCCAGAAGGGGACGGTGGCAATGGAGTTTCAGACGGCCAGGATCTTCCGCAAGGGGAAGGTCCGTTATGAGGGGATCGTCCACAACCGGCCCGTTCTTCCCGGGAATGCCGGGATCTTTACGGACATCATGGAGGTCTTGCATTACGGCTACGACCTGACGCCGGAGCAGAAGCAGAAGAAGTTTGAAAGGACGTCGGGGCTCCTGTTCGAGAGGTTGGAGAAGGATCCGGATGATTTCGACTGCTACTTTTACCTTTCGCAGATTTACGCGGACTCCGGGCTGATGGGGGAGGCCATCGATTTCGGCGAGAGATACTGCGAGCGCCTGGGGGACAAGCCGGGCCACGATGCCATCTACTATACCCTGGCGAAGTGCTCGATGGAGCTTGGGCAATTCGATAAAGCGGGCAAGTGGCTCAGGGAGGGTCTTGTCCGGATCCCCGATGACATCGATCTCAACTTCGGCCTTGTCGAGCTCGGCCTCAATGTCCGGGACATGAACATGGTGTTCCAGGGGGCGAACAACTACTTCAAGGTTTATGATGCCTACCGGAAAAATCCCATGATGAAGGGCAAGAGGTTCACCTATACGGCAAAACCCCGGTCCCTGGCATGGGTCAGGGGGGCGCTTGCCGTCACCCATTTTGAGGCCGGAATGGGCCATTTAAAGTCTCTCGGGGAAGGCCTGGGGGTGGAGGATGCCGGGTTTAAAAATAATATCCTGGAGACCGTCCAGAAGTGCCTGGGGAGGCTTGAGATCCCGATCAGGATGGACCTGGGGCCTGAAAAGCAAGAAAACGGCAAGGTGGCCGTGAACCAGTGAAAGGAGGAGACAATGGCATTTATCATATTTAGGAAGGATACGGGGGAACCCGTCAACATCACTCACGCCATTGATGTGAAGG